CATAATGCCGTTGAGGTGAACTGGATTGACCCGGATAACGGCTGGGAGACGGCGACAGAGCTTGTGGAGGACACGCAGGCCATTGCCCGTTACGGTCGTAACGTCACGAAGATGGATGCCTTTGGCTGTACCAGCCGGGGGCAGGCACACCGCGCCGGGCTGTGGCTGATTAAAACGGAGCTGCTGGAGACGCAGACCGTGGACTTCAGCGTGGGCGCAGAAGGGCTTCGCCATGTACCGGGCGATGTCATTGAAATCTGTGATGATGACTATGCGGGGATCAGCACCGGCGGGCGTGTGCTGGCGGTGAACAGCCAGACCCGGACGCTGACGCTCGACCGTGAAATCACGCTGCCATCCTCCGGTACCACGCTGATAAGTCTGGTTGACGGAAGTGGCAATCCGGTCAGCGTGGAGGTTCAGTCCGTCACCGACGGCGTGAAGGTGAAAGTGAGCCGTGTTCCTGACGGCGTTGCCGGATACAGCGTGTGGGGGCTGAAGCTGCCGACGCTGCGCCAGCGCCTGTTCCGCTGCGTGAGTATCCGTGAGAACGACGACGGCACGTATGCCATCACTGCCGTGCAGCATGTGCCGGAAAAAGAGGCCATCGTGGATAACGGGGCGCACTTTGACGGCGACCAGAGCGGCACGGTGAATGGTGTCACGCCGCCAGCAGTGCAGCATCTGACCGCCGAAGTCACTGCAGACAGCGGGGAATATCAGGTGCTGGCGCGATGGGACACACCGAAGGTGGTGAAGGGCGTGAGCTTCCTGCTCCGTCTGACCGTGACAGCGGATGACGGCAGTGAGCGGCTGATCAGCACAGCCAGGACGACGGAAACCACATACCGCTTCACACAACTGGCGCTGGGAAACTACAGGCTGACAGTCCGGGCGGTAAATGCATGGGGACAGCAGGGCGATCCGGCATCGGTATCGTTCCGGATTGCCGCACCGGCAGCGCCGTCTCGGATTGAGCTGACACCGGGCTATTTTCAGATAACCGCCACGCCGCATCTTGCGGTTTATGATCCGACGGTACAGTTTGAGTTCTGGTTCTCGGAAAAGCGGATTGCGGATATCAGGCAGGTTGAAACCACAGCCCGCTATCTTGGTACGGCGCTGTACTGGATAGCCGCCAGTATCAATATCAAACCGGGCCATGATTATTACTTTTATATCCGCAGTGTGAACACCGTAGGCAAATCGGCATTTGTGGAGGCCGTCGGTCGGGCGAGCGATGATGCATCCGGCTATCTGGATTTTTTCAAAGGCGAGATAGGGAAAACCCATCTGGCTCAGGAGCTGTGGACGCAGATTGATAACGGTCAGCTTGCGCCTGACCTGGCTGAAATCAGGACGTCCATTACGGATGTCAGCAATGAAATCACGCAGACCGTCAATAAGAAACTGGAAGACCAGAGTGCGGCAATTCAGCAGATACAGAAGGTTCAGGTTGATACAAATAATAACCTGAACAGCATGTGGGCTGTGAAGCTGCAGCAGATGCAGGACGGACGCCTTTATATCGCGGGTATTGGTGCCGGTATTGAGAACACCCCTGACGGCATGCAGAGTCAGGTGCTGCTGGCGGCGGACAGGATTGCGATGGTTAATCCTGCGAATGGCAACACAAAACCGATGTTTGTTGGTCAGGGCGATCAGATATTCATGAACGACGTGTTCCTGAAACGCCTGACGGCTCCCACCATTACCAGCGGTGGAAATCCACCGGCATTTTCCCTGACACCGGACGGGCGACTGACGGCGAAAAATGCGGATATCAGTGGCAGTGTGAATGCGAACGCCGGGACGCTCAACAATGTCACGATTAATGAAAACTGTCGGGTTCTGGGAAAACTGTCTGCGAACCAGATTGAAGGCGATCTCGTTAAAACAGTGGGCAAAGCTTTCCCCCGGGACTCCCGTGCACCGGAGCGGTGGCCATCAGGGACCATTACCGTCAGGGTTTATGACGATCAGCCGTTTGACCGGCAGATTGTTATTCCCGCGGTGGCGTTTCGTGGCGCTAAACATGAGCGGGAGAATAACGATATTTATTCGTCATGCCGCCTGATAGTGAAGAAAAACGGTGCTGAAATTTATAACCGTACCGCGCTGGATAATACGCTGGTTTATACAGGTGTTATTGATATGCCTGCTGGTCGCGGTCACATGACGCTGGAGTTTTCGGTATCAGCGTGGCTGGTAAATGACTGGTATCCCACAGCCAGTATCAGTGATTTGCTGGTTGTGGTGATGAAGAAATCCACAGCAGGTATCACGATTAGCTGAATTTTCATAACCCATATGCGGGCGCCATTTCTGGCGCCTTTTTTATTGCAGAAAAGCGAGAGGTAATTATGCGTAAAGTTTGTGCAGCCATTTTGTCCGCAGCCATCTGTCTGGCCGTATCCGGTGCGCCTGCATGGGCGTCTGAGCAGCAGGCCACACTGAGCGCAGGGTATCTTCATGCCCGTACGAACGCTCCCGGCAGCGATAATCTGAACGGGATTAACGTGAAATACCGTTATGAGTTTACGGACACGCTGGGGCTGATTACGTCATTCAGTTATGCCAACGCTGAAGATGAGCAAAAAACGCATTACAGCGATACCCGCTGGCATGAGGATTCCGTGCGTAACCGCTGGTTCAGCGTGATGGCGGGGCCGTCTGTACGCGTGAATGAATGGTTCAGCGCGTATGCGATGGCAGGCGTGGCTTACAGCCGTGTGTCGACTTTTTCCGGGGATTATCTCCGCGTAACTGACAACAAGGGAAAAACGCACGACGTGCTGACCGGAAGTGATGACGCTCGCCACAGTAACACCTCTCTGGCGTGGGGAGCTGGCGTGCAGTTTAACCCGACCGAATCCGTGGCCATTGACCTTGCTTATGAAGGTTCCGGCAGTGGTGACTGGCGCACTGACGGTTTCATCGTGGGTGTCGGTTATAAATTCTGATTAGCCAGGTAACACAGTGTTATGACAGCCCGCCGGTTCAGGCGGGCTTTTTTGTGGAGTGGATATGGCAGCAGTAAAAATCTCAGGTGTGCTGAAAGATGGTGCGGGAAAACCAATACAGAACTGCACTATTCAGTTGAAGGCAAAGCGTAACAGCACCACGGTACTGGTGAACACGGTGGCCTCTGAAAATCCGGATGAAGCCGGGCGTTACAGCATGGATGTTGAGTATGGCCAGTACAGCGTCACCCTGCTGGTTGAAGGTTTTCCGCCTTCACATGCCGGGACCATTACCGTCTATGAAGGTTCCAGACCAGGTACGCTGAATGATTTTCTCGGTGCCATGACGGAGGATGATGCCCGTCCGGAGGCACTGCGCCGTTTTGAGCTGATGGTGAATGAAGTGGCACGTCATGCCGGAGCGTCATCACAGAGTGCAGCGGCGGCAAAGAAATCCGAAACGGCAGCAGCCTCATCGAAGAATGCGGCGAAAACCTCAGAAACGAATGCAGCTAACAGCGCACAGGCGGCAGCGGCCTCGCAGACTGCATCGGCAAACTCCGCGACAGCAGCCAAAAAATCAGAAACCAGCGCGAAAAATAGCGAGACAGCCACAAAGGCCAGCGAAAAAAACGCAAAATCCAGCCAGACGGCAGCGAAAACCAGTGAGACGAATGCCAAAGACAGTGAAGCCAACGCAAAGGTGAGCGAAACAGCGGCGGCGAACTCGGCGAAAGCATCGGCAGCAAGCCAGACGGCAGCAAAAGCAAGTGAAGATGCTGCCAGAGAATACGCAAACCAGACAGCAGAGCCGTACAGATATGTTTTACAGCCGCTGCCGGATGTGTGGATACCCTTTAATGATTCGCTGGATATGATTACGGGCTATTCTCCGGGTTATAAAAAAGTGAAGATTGGTGATAATGTGGTTCAGGTTGCCAGTGATAAACAGGTTAATTTCAGTCGCGCATCAACGGCAACATATATCAACAAATCTGGCGAACTGAAAACGGCGGAAATTAATGAGCCACGATTTGAAAAAGAAGGTTTATTGATTGAAGGTCAGCGAACCAACTACATGTTGAATTCAACAACTCCAGCTTCTTGGGGTAAATCTGCAAATATGAATGTCGCTGAGGTTGGAACTGATAGTTTTGGTTTTACTTATGGAAAGTTTGTTTGTAACGATTCTCTGATTGGGCAAACGTCAGCCATTAATATGGCATCAATTGCTGCTACAAAGTCAGTTGATGTTTCAGGCGATAACAAGTACGTGACAACCTCATGTCGTTTTAAAACAGAACGACAGGTAAGGTTGCGTATCCGCTTTGATAAATATGACGGTAGTGCAACAACTTTTCTTGGTGATGCATATATTGATACACAAACGCTTGAAATTAATATGACAGGTGGCGCGGCCTCAAGGATTACAGCGAGAGTCAGAAAGGACGAAGCTACCGGATGGATTTTTGCAGAGGCAACAATCCTGGCAATTGATGATGAGTTAAAAATAGGATCTCAGATACAGTATTCTCCTAATCAGGGCGGAGCAACCGTATCTGGAGACTATATTTATCTGGCCACCCCTCAGGTTGAGGATGGTTCGTGTGCATCATCTTTTATTATCTCAGGAACGACGGCGGCTACCCGCGCAAGCGATATAGTTACAGTTCCAATTAATAATAATCTTTATAATCTTCCTTTTACGGTTCTTTGTGAGGTACATAAGAACTGGTATAAAACGCCAAATGCAGCGCCACGTGTTTTTGATACCGGCGGTCATCAAACCGGAGCGGCTATTATTCTTGGCTTCGGATCTTCGGCAGATGGGCCAGACGGATTTCCTTATTGCGATATTGGTGGATCAAATAGGCGTGTTAACGAAAACGCATCGTTGAAAAAAATGGTTATGGGGATGCGTGTAAAGTCAGATCAGTCTACATGTGCAGTAAGTAACGGGCGTATATCCAGCGAAACAAAAACCACATGGGAATATATCCGGAGTACAGCAACCATTCGCATTGGTGGACAAACTACAGCAGGATTACGCCATTTATTTGGGCATGTGAGGAATTTTCGTCTCTGGCATAAAGAGCTAACAGATGCGCAGCTTGGGGAGGTTGTGGAGTGAGAGATTTCACGTTGCGTTTCAGTGATAAAGCAGATTTCAGGGCATTTCTCAGGAAACTTAACTGGGAAGAGGACGAAGAGCTGCAGAATGCCGTTCTGGTTGATGAGATTGGTTTTACGTTCAGGGAGACAGATGTTTCTGATGACGGAGAACCAGAATACACGCGAAACGAAGGGTACTTTGTTAATATCCGTCTTCTTGACGATGGATTTGATGATTCCGTGTTCCGTGAGTGGGTGGTTACACCAGAGCGCCCGCTCAGGGAGTGGTTTTAAGGATAGCAGATGGATATCACGTCGATACTTCATGCGCTTTGTGCCGTAGCGGTGCAGGTACTGGCTGGTCTTTTTACCGGAAACTGGGCTTACGGGGCGATAGCCGGTTGTACGTTCTTCATTGCGCGTGAACACACCCAGGCAGAATATCGCTGGATTGAAATGTTCGGGCATGGCAAGCGGATTAACATGCCGTGGTGGGGCGGTTTTGATCCACGTGCATGGGATGTGGCAAGCCTGATGGATTTTGCTGTGCCGGTGGTGGCGTGTCTGCTGGTCTGGCTGTTGGTTAATCGTGGGTGAAAAAGGTGAGCAGTATATGCAACGAAGGAGGAAACATCATTGCTGGCGGCATGGAAGGCATGCAGGGTGTTGCTGAACCGTGTTGATACATCAACTGCACCTGATATTGAGTGGCCTACGAACCCTGTCAGGGAGTAATCATTGGGATTATGCCGCAGCACGTCTTAAGCAAGAACGTGCTGCGGTTGGATGCTATTTTTTCCCTGAAGCGGAAAACATTACTACAGTACCTT